TAAAGGCTTTTTCTGTAGGAGTCAGAGCATTATAATCAGACCTTGAATAATTAAAATGAACACAAAAAAATGCAAAGTCATACTCGTCTGAGTACAGCGTTGCATATTCATCTGATTCTTGATTTTCTTTTTCTGCCGATACAAAATATTCAAGCCCTATCAGGCTTTCGGGAATAAAAAAGGGCAGTTCTCCTGAAGCTTTAAGGCGATATAATTATTTATATCCCTATAGCCGTTTTCCTGCTGAATAACCGCTTCAAATATTTCCTTTGCTTTTTTATTGGTGCAAAAAAAATCAGAGCCGATTTCTTTAAGTGAAATCTGAAATACCTTTTCCATTTCATCAAAAGAAAACGCCCCCTTATGCTCTGTATAAACCGAAATAATCGGCTTCTGCAATGCACCCTCAATAAGTTTAAGCCTTTCAAGATTAAACTTTAATTCATACTGTGTGCCGTCATATTCAATATAAGTATTCATTATGCCTCTGCTCCTTCCTGTGCCACGCTTGTTTCTGTTAAATCAACAAGCCTGCCCATTCCCTCTAATGAAATGGAATAAGTCATTGCATCATCATATGGTGCTTCCAATGAATAATCTGTTATGGAAGCAAGACCGCCGAACATATTAGTTTTTGTTTTTTTATTTGTTATCTTAATAAGCACAGGGCTTGACTCTTCAAAAGCTTTTGACAGTTCTCTGTGGCTCTCATCACTCATAACATAAATACCATCTGTATCAAGCCCCCATTCTTTCATGCCTGCCATTTTAGCTTTCCAGTCATCATCATCTTTTGTTGTAATATCAATGCTATCTGCTTTTCTGTTAAGCTTAAGGCTTTTCTGGCCTTTAATTGCAAGCAGACTTGTTCCTGCAGCATTCCATATTGAAATTATTATATTTTTGCCTGCTGTGGCAGCAGCCATTGCAGCAGTCGGATCGCCATATACACCGCCGTCAAACGGTTCGCCTGTTGGTGCATCTGCAAAAAGCTGTAAATTAATTTTATTCATAATTTTTTCCTTTCTTTCGGAAGGAGCAAGCCCCTCCCATAATAATTTTGTTTTCGGGCATAAAAAAACAGCGCCGATAAGGCACTGTTGACAAAAAATTCTGAATATGATAATATAATGATAAATAAGGGGCTTACATCGGATAGACGGTCGCTCCCTATTTAAAGATTAGGTTTAAAAAGAATAAACCGCTCCTGTTGGGAAAGCAAGGCGGTTTATTTCTTTTTAAGCACTAATATGTAACCCGTTGCAAAAATCAAAATTAAAATGATGTAAGCAAATTGTTCCATAAGCAACCCTCCCTTCACCATTACAGTTAAAGCTGTAACGGCTTGGGAGCAAGATTGACCGCCTACCGTATTCGAATGCCCTTATCTACCGAAAAAATTATACATTATTCAATTATTTATGTCAACAGCGCTGTATTTTCAGTGCTGTTTTTTTCATTAAATTTTAACTCTAAAGCCATAGCACACAGTAAATTCATAAGAAACTACTGCGTGCTTTTCGTTTGATTCATCTGTTTTTATAATCTGAATGCCGTTATTCGTCTGCATAAGAAGCTCGAACGGCTCGGAAAGCTCTATGTCCTCTGTCATAGTCTCCTCCAGCTTATTTATAAGCTCATATACCCCGACAGACGAAGCATCAGACTCTGCTATGGCGTGAATATAAACAGTAAATACATCACGCCACATTGTTTTGGTGTGTGCAGGGCGTTTGCTTACCACCTCTGCAAAATAAAAAGGCGGCTTGGTATCTTTAGGCACTGCATCAAGACATCTTAAGCCTGTTTTTTCTTCAACCTTGCTTTGTATTGCAGATATTAAATCCACAAGTCCTAACTGTACATACATTATTTTTTTGCCTTTCTTAGTGCATCAATCAAATCCTGCCTGAATATAGGGCGCTGAGTATCAACATTCCTTTGCAGATAATGCTGACCGTAAACAAAACCGCCGTCCTTTGTTCTGAATCCGTATTCTTGATGCGGCGCGTATGATTTTGTATATCCTACCTCATCACCGCTTTTGTTAGATGATTCACGAAGCTCGCCTGTATCAACAGGAGTTCCGCCCGGGGCTCTCGCCCTATTAAGCATTTGTGTTGCATTTTTAGTAATAACAGCATCAAAACGCACCTGATCAAGTGCTTTCAGGGCATTTGAAAGAGCCGTAAGCTCTGCCTTATCAATATCAATTTTAAAAAGCGCCATATCAGACCGCCCCCGTTCTTTCTATATAGAAAATTGAGAAGCGCCCTGCGGCGGTTTTTTCCATAATATCATAATGCAAACCGTTAATCTGCACCTTTTCACAGGACTTAACAGCCGAAAGCGGCTTTCTGATTACCACCTTGCGGCTGCTTTTTGTAACCGTTCTGCCTTCCATATTCAAATCAGTTTCATTAAAGGGTGAAAATCTGCCGTAAACAGTCTGTACCTCCTTATCTTCCCTGATGTCATTACGAAGCGCATCCTGCCCCGTAATTTCACTGTTAATAAGAATGCACTTTTCCCATTTCAAAGAAACCTCACCGTCCCTTTGCGGTTTTTATATGCCTGTATATCATTTTCGTATTCAGCAAGCACATCATCGGCAAATGAAGCAGAAATACTGCCGTCGCTTTCTGATGAAATGCCCTCATAATAATACCGCCTGTGCATTTTTACTGCCGCATCTGCACAAATTGTCTGAAAAGACGAAGGCAGCACATCAACACCAAGACGCAGGCAAAGCCTTGCCGAAGCCGTGTCAATATACTGCCTTATTCTGCTTTCGCTGTATTCTTCATCTGCAAGCAGCAGCCTTACTCTGTCAAATACAGTCATATCATTCTGCCGCTGTCTGTTCAGGTGTAATTGTTGAAACAACAATGCCGTCAAGCCTTTCAGGGTAGAAAACCACACCATCCATAAGAAGTGTTTCAAATGTTGCATTATCTGTTTTCGGCGTATGTGTCATACCGACAAAGCCTGTTTCATCAGATGTAAGGCCGAAAGTTTTTGCAACATCGCCTGAATTTGCAGGAATATATGCGCCGTTAAGATTTTCCTTTGCTGTGCTTATAACCTTGCCTGCTGTAACTCTTGGCGAAACAATAACAGTTCCAAGGCCGAGAAAATCTTTAATATAAGTTAAGCCGAAGGCTGTTTGTGTTGTAATATTTGCCTTGCCGATATAATCAGCAACATCAACGGAATTAACAAAATAAACTGCATTTACATCTTCATCTTCAAATAAAATCTGAAGCTTGGCCCAATGATTGGCAAGTGTGGTCTGCAGATTTGTTCCGCTTGCAGTTGCAGTGCCTGTTTCAATAAGCTTGAAAAACTCATTTTTAATACTTTTCTGCACCTCGGAAACAAGCTTTTCATCTGTTTTATTAACGGCACTGTCATAACCGTTTCGCTGAATTGATTCGGCAGTAGTTGCCTTGCGGTGCTTATTAAGACCAAGAGTTATTGTTTTTGCCGGCTTTCTTTCAACCTTAGTAAGCGGAATTGTTTCGCCCTCGCCCACCTGTGCAGGAGAGTTTTTAACTTCTGTTTTGTAAATCTTAATCTGTGTGCCTGCTGTCATTGCCGTCATTTCAGTAATTCCGAGCATTTCCCTGAATGCTGTAAGATTTGAATGAATACGGCTAACATAATCAATTGAAATTGCAGGCTCAAGGTCTGCTGCCTTTGTTAAATTTGCTTCAGCCGCAAAATGCTGAAGATTGATTTTTCTGTTCATAATATTTTCCTTTCTTTTCGGGAAGATAACGTCTTTCCCTGCAATAATCATTGAATTACCTGAATAATCCAATATTTTCATTAATGGCTTTCTGACGGGCAGTTCTGTCTGCAATTGCCATAATCTGCTCTTTAGTCATTCTGCTGCCCGTGCCTGTTTTCGGTGCAGAGCTTTTAAGTGCATCGGCAACAGCAGCTTTAACTGCATCGTTAAACAGCTTTGTAAAGGAATTTACAGCATTTTTTGTTTTCTCTGCATCCGTTGTTACGAGCATAGTCAAAAGCTCGTCTGAAACGGAAATGCCGCTGTCTGCAAGCATTTTTCTTGCAGTGCCTGACATTTCGGACAAGGTGTCTTTTTTCTTAAGCTCGTCAAGCTCCTTCTGAAGCTGATCACGCTGATACTCTGCCTTTTGCTGTGCATTCATTTCTGCAAGCTTTTTGGCTTCGTCAACCTCTGCTTCCTTTTTCTTCTGCCATTCGGCAAATTTTTTATTAAGAAGCCTGTTTACATCTTCATCGGTGTATTTTTGCTCCTTGCCCTCTGTGCCTTCCTTATTCTGTTCACCCTGCTTCTGCTGTGCATTAGGGTCCTTTCCCTCTGCTCCTGTTTCTTCAGCAAAATGCTGAAGATTGATAAATTTTCTTTGCATATTTTTACCTCCATAGTTTTAAGTCTCAATGCTTGACTTTTAATTCCATAGCTTTTCAAGAGTTCAATGCTTGCTCAGTCCGTAAGGTTTAACGACATTCACGCCTGGTCTATTCTCACATTATCGGGATAGTTATACGAAAGCATTTCTATTCCGACAATGAAGGAATCAATTAATAATTTTGTTTCTGCAGAAATATCCCCAAAGGATATAACCGCTTCCCCCGGAGCATAACAAAAGCCCACAGTATCATCTGTGAGCCTGTTTATGCTTTCCTGAAGATTATATGTTAATGCCGATACGGCAGCACACACAATGTCTCTGCCTGATTCAGCATACCCTGCATGGCCCTTAACGGTTATGCAGTGTTTTCTTTTTATTACGGTTATCATACTAAGTCATATTATCCTCCTTAAAAATAGGCATTAAAAAAGCACCTTGCAGGCGACTGCAAAATGCTGTTTTTAAAGATTTGGAATTATTGATGAAATGCCGCTTGCTGTTTCTAAAAACTTTTTAAAGGTTGTGTTATTTTTATAATAATCAATTCCCTTCATAGTTATTTTCATTTCATCTTCATTTAAAACATAAATGCCCGTTTTACTGCCTTTTACAATAACACCTTTGACATATCCTTCCTCATAAAGCATTGCTATTGCATTATTCCATTGCTCAATCGGTACTTTAAGAGCCTGAGGGCTGATTGGTTCCATTGAGGGCATTGCCAAATCTGATGTTTCATAAAGATAATGAAGAATTTTAAATACTAATTTATCAATTTTCATTTATTGTCATACACTCCTTCATCAATATGTTTTTTTAAAGTTGCTAATGCACGATCAAATTCTTCCATTGTTTTTATTTCATCCGGTCTATATTCATTATCTTCATAAGGTTTAGCTTTATTTAAATTATTCTGTAATTTCCTGATATCTAAAGCCATACTGTTTACCTCCGTTCACAAAAAATTCTCTTCCCTTTGCCAATATATCGTCAATAGGTAAATTTTGATTTTTCAAGTCAATTAAATATTTATAATAATCGCTCGCTAAATCTTTTGCTTTAAAATTTTTCAATTTAGAAATAATATATTGATTTCCATTATTGCCAACTACTATTAGATGATTCATCTTGGTATTTGAAGCAAAAAACTCAATATCACCAATTGAAAATGTACCGCCGCTTGGGTGATTATGTAAAGCAATATAATCAAAAGGCGGATTATACATTTTTACACTGCCTTGACCCGATTTGCCCATTTCCCATTTAAGAAATCGCATATGCATATCATAAAAGCTTGCACATTCGGTATTTTGAGCAATTCCGTCAACTCTTTCAAGCAGTTTTACCATTGCTTTTCTGAGTTCTTCATTTTCTCTTGCTGTAAATTCAGGCAAATCAAAAGATTTTATATTTTTCAATACATCTTTTGAAAT